GGGTCCTGCCAGTTGAAGGCCATCAGTCGTTGCCCCCGATGTCACGAGCGATACGGCGCGAGACCCCGCGCCGCTGACCGGGCTGACCGAAGCGCGGGCCTGGCGGTCGTGGCGGACCGCCTCCGCCCGTCGGATAGGTGAAGTCGGTCACCGGCTGGCCAGGGATGTTCGGCGTGGCGGTCGGGTTGTAGGGCTGGCGCATCGGCGGCGCTGGCGCGCGCGGGCGCATCGTGTCCACCACGGGCGCGCCTGGGACGGTCTGGGGCGGGCCGGGCGGCGGGGGGACGGGAGGTGCGCCAGGAGCGTTCGCCGCGACGCCAGGTGTATATCCGGGCGGATGGTACGGATCTGCGCCTGGCTGGCCCGGTGGAGGCGCCACAGGGGGCACGGGAGACGCCGAAGGGACAGGAGGAGGCGTGGGCGGCACGATCGGCCCCTGGTTGACGTACGGCGCTCCCATGCGGCCCTGCGGGTCGAGCTGGTTCCAGTAGCCGCTCTGGCCCATCCATCCTGGCAAGCCCGTTCCGGTGCCCCAGCCGTCAGCCAGCGCCTGGGCGCCCGTGTATCCGCTCTGGGCGAATCGGGCAGCGACCTCGGCCGGGTTGCTGACCGGCGTGGACATCGGCCCGGAGACGAGCTGACCCATGGACGCGGTGAAGGCGGCGCGCAGGGCGTTGTTCTCGGCGGCGCGCTGTGCCTCAGCTGCCGGGTCAGGCGGGTGACGGATCTTGCTGATCGCAGCCGAAGCAAAGGAGTCTGCTGACGCAGACCCGGGAGTCCCGACCGTCAATGGGCTGTAGTTGTTTCCTCCTGAAGCTACGACTGCGGCCTGAAAGTCGGCCGGCGTCCAGTTCGACGTATCGACCAATCCTCCGTTGTTAAAAAATTCGTCTGAGTATTGCGCCATGGCATCTTGGAAGCGCGAAGACATGGCCGTCGGTGCCACCTGCGCAGGAAGCTGGGGAGGCGCGGGTGACGCGGTCGGAATGGACTGCCAGCCGGCGGGGGGGGCGGCCTGGGTGGCGCTGGATGCCGGCGCCTGGGGCGGGCGATACCCGGCGCGACCGCTGACCACCTCAGGGTCGAACCGGCCGTAGCTGTCCATCCAGCCCTGGAAGGAGCGCGAGTCCGTGTCGTAGTCTCCGGTCGCAGCCGGCGGGGGCGGCGCGCGGTACGCTGGGGGCGCCGCGGGCACACCGGGCGTGGCTGGCGCTGCCTGCGGCGCCGCAACGGTCGTAGACGGCGGCGGCTGCGTGGTCGTGACTCGAGGCGCGGCCGAATCAGGCACGGTCGTCGGCTGCGGCGCTACACGTTGGCCCGTGGTGTAGCCAGACGACGTCGACCGCTTGGGCGTGCCGTCGTCGTTGTAATCGCCGAAGGGAGAAAACATCGCCATCATGTCCACCTTTCGGTTGCTGGGCGCTTCTCGGCGCCGCCACGAACGCCAACCACGGCGCCCCACTGCTCGAGCCGCCACGTGCCGTCCGACGCTGGGAGCTCGATCTGAAGCGAGAAGGCCGCGCAGTTCTGCCGCCCGTGTCCCGGTCGCGCCTCGGCCTGGATCGGCGTGACCGTGCTCGGGAACGGATTCGCCGGCTCGAACGCCTGAATCGCCGTGTCGCTGTTGTTCTGGAAGATGGACAGCTTCGGCGCGACGCCCGTGTTCGTGCCCACCTGTGCGCCGGTGACGAACGCCAGGTAGAGCCGTATCTGCGTCCCGAACTGGCCAGCGCGGATCCAGGCGCTGCGAATCGTCCCGCGATACGTGGTACCGGCATCGGTCGTCGAAGAGGCGTTCTCGACGAGGGCACCGGTGCTGTTGAACAGCATCTGATTGCTGCTGACGACCGCAGACAGCGTGTACCCGCTGAGTCCGCCGGCCCACCGGTACCAGATCTGGTGCTTCCGGTCGTAGACGAGTTGGCCGCCCGAGTAGAGGAATCGCACCTCGTTCTTCGCGCGCGCGAACACGATGTCCGTCACCGTGATCGGCGTGCGGACCGTCGGCTGACAGAAGAAGTCGTCAACCTCCCCGTGCCAGGTCACGCGGGCGCTGCGGTCGATCGAGAAGATGCCGCGCTCAGAGACGAAGAAGACCTCTTCACCCGTCGATAGCGTCGGTGGACCGATGATTGCGCCGACGTCGAGGCCCACGCGCGCCGTGGAGTGCAGCGAGCCAGATCCGTTGTCCTCGGGGCCGTCTCCAGCCACCAGGTAAATGGCGTTCCGCTTGAATACGACCAGCTTGTCGTCGAGCTGAGCGATCCCAGTGATGTCTCCGAACTCGTCGTCGAAGTCGATCGCGAACTCGCCGACGAACTCCGGCTGATGGCCGGGACGGATGTGCTTCGAGAACCACAGCTCCGTGCGAAAGTCCGCGTTGACCAGCCACATCCGATCGCCGTACGTCGCGAGGTGCGCCGGGCGCGGGGTGATGGCGGTCTCGAGTTCGGAGTTGGTGTAGAGGAAATCCCCGGCGGCAAGGGCGACGTCCGTCGTCTGATCGGCGGTCGCAAGCGTGGTAGTGCTTGACGTCAAGATCCCGCTTGACACGAGTTGGAATACGCTGCCGTTGCCGGCAGTTCGGAAGAACTTGGCGTAAGCGGTCCTGACCAGCGACGAGCTGACCAGGCACGGCATGGTGCGCGGGTCGTAGGTAACCGTGACGACGTTGTTCGCTCCGGTGAGCGTGATTGACGCCGGCTCGCTGAGCGGCGACCGCCAGATGCGGCCGTGCTGGTCGGTGATCTCGACGCACATGACGTACTGGTAGGTAGCCAGCAACGTCAGCCCGGCCCCGCCAGCCGTCGATTGCACGAGCGTCGGCGCGCGCGGAAAGAACGGAATACCGTGGATCGGGCTCGGGCCTGGCTCAGCCGCGAACAGAGCGCCAGCGGGAAACCACAGCGCCCCCGCGCACTCGACGGGGCGACCGACGCTCAGCGTTCCGACGTTCGCCGCTGCCGAAGCAGGGTATTCGACGTGCCACAGATCGGGCGTGTAGACGGAAGTCCCGTTCGATTCCGACGACGAGCGCCAGAGAGCCGTGCAGAACGAGCGCGCCGACACGCGCGTGACCCTCGGCGTGGTCGAGTTGAAGTTGACGAGGGGACCTTCCCACGCGTCGAGCGGAAGCAGGACCGACTGCGGCTCTTCATTCGTCGTGAACGAGTTCCCTCCGATGAACGAAAAGCTGTATTCGAGGTAGGTTCGCTGAATCTCGGCGGTCGCCGTGACATTTATCCCGAGCACGACCCGCATCGAGTCGGTGCCTGGCTCTCGCCACGCCGAACTCTTGAGCACGAGATCGGTCCTCGCGGTGCCTCCAACGAACGCCGCCGCTCCGATCGTCGTCGACTTCTTGCAGCCCTTCACGCCGCCGCCGGACGGAAGCTGATAGACGATCTGCCACTCGGTTCCGTTCGTGTACGCGACACCAGCGATCTGCGTAACGCCAGAGACTGCGTCGGCTTGTTCATTCGAAGAGACCACGCCCGCGGACGTGACGCGCAGGACGCGCACCGAAGGGGTCCCATCTGCGGTTCCGATGAATCTCGTTCCGCTCGCGTCGGGCTCAGGGAGAAGCACAAGGCAGGTGGTGCACCCGATGGCGAGCGTCAGATTCGCGGTCGCCGTCGATCCAGTTGACGGGTTGTATTCGATGAACCGAATCTGATTCGCGCTCGTCTTCGAGACGATCGTGATCGTCGTGCCCGTGTAGTAGAGAACGTCGACGTATGCATTGATCGCAGGGCCGCCCGAGAACACGGTGTCGGAGCGCTGAAAGTTCCCGGTCGCGTCGTAGACGAATGCCTGCGTCGTACCGTCTGCACAGGCGAACACTGCGACGAAGAGCGCGCCAATCGCCCCCACCTTCGAGTGCAGCACCTGACTCCCTGCAATCGGGCCGACGGTGACCGCTGGCGCAATCTGCTCACCGGTGGAGAGACGACAGAATGCGAGGACGTTGCTCTGAAAGTGCGTCGCTTTCACCAGCGCCGTGGTTCCCGAGACGGCGCAGTCGATCGCCGTCGGCGTGCTGAACGCCAGGGCTGCGCGCGAGAAGTTGATCGGGAACCGGGTCCAGTTCGCCGGCCGGTCACGGTACGACGTGCCGAATGACGTGGTGGACGTCGCCGGGTCGTAGAAACGAAGCGTGTCGCCGTCAGCGTCGGACTGGTACGCGACCCAGCCATCGGCCTTGGTCCCGACCATGACGGGGCCTGGGCTCATCGTGACGGCATCGAAGCCCTGGCGAGCGCGCCACTCGTCGGTACGCTCCTGCTTCACGTCGTCGAGGCGCAGGTGCGAGCCGGGCTGGACGGACAGCGGGTTCGTGTCGCCGGCCAATCCGCCGGTGATGGGCCAGCTGATCGGCTGAGGCTGGAGTGCCATCAGGCGGCTCCTTGGCACGTCGCAGCACAGCCGACTTGACAGTGGCCGAGCGTGTAGCGCACGCTTTCTCGCGTGACCGGAGCAGCGGCGAAAATCCTTCTGACGATGCTGGTCGTCTCTCCATTCCTGATCTTCCTTGAGCTGCGGGAGATCAAGTCCGAGGCGAAAGAAGCCGCGGCGCGGGCGGAGCGCATAGAGAGGCTCCTGGCGCGCATCGAGTACAACGGCAGGCGACCGTAGCCGCGCATCACGCGGAGAACTCCATCAGGAAGATCCCGCCGACGGTCCCAGCGCCACCGGCAGCGCCGTTGGCTGCAACTCCTGCTCCTCCCGATCCACCGGCGGCAAAGCCGGTACCGGCCTGTCCTGTCGAGAATGTGCCCGACGAACTGGTGACCGATCGGCCGCCGCCTCCGATTGCCGAGCTTCCCCCGAACCCTGTCCAACTCCCCAAGATCGCGTAGCCGCCAGGAGAACCGCTGCCGTTGATCAGGCTGGCATTCGTCGACACTGCCGGGGCTGCGGCGCCTACGATGGACGCAGATCCGGTGGTGTCACCAAGCCCGCCAGGTCCGCCCCGCGCCGTGACGGTCACGCTTCCGTCGGTGAACGTGGTGTTTCCTCCGGCCCCGCCGTTCGACCCGGAATTGTTGCCAGCGGTCCCAGCGGCACCGATTGAGTGAGTCCAGTTCCCTGCCGGAATGGACGTCGCGAGGTGGAGGGCGAAGCCGCCCGCCGCCCCACCGGCGCCGTAGCACGTGAATGCCGTGGCAGCGCCGCCACCACCGCCGCCGCCGCCCCAGATCCACGCGAGCGCCGAAGCAGTGCCCGCCGTGACTGCGGTCGAAGCCCCCGAGAGCCAGCGCGCGGCCAGCAGTCGGCCGCCAGTCGCGGGAACAGGCGGCGCCGCCCAGCTGCCATCGGCGCGCAGGAAGTTCGCCGTACCGCCGCCGCTCGCAGGGACGATGCCGCTCGCAATCGACGTGAACAGCGCCAGGGACAAGTTGACGCCTGACCAGACGATCCGCTGCCACCGTCCCGGCTTCGAACCGTTCGGGTTGATGACGCTCGAACTGTCGTCCATCGCTGTGGACGTCGAATTCCAGGCGAAAGCCCCCTGGAGGCCGTCGAGCACGGCCGCGCCGCCAGACAGCAGCGCCACGCGAGGCCCGGCCTCGCCCGAATCATCGCCGGGAGCCATTCGCAGTCCAGCGATGGTCGCCGCGGTGATCGCCTTGAGCCCAGGCAGCTTGGACGGGCTGCGCTTGCCGTCGAGCTCGACGAGTTGGTCGTAGTAGTCGACGAGCAGGCTTAGCAGGTCGTTCGGATCCTTGACCTGCGCGAGGCTTGGCTTCTTCAGGCTCATCGGAGCCACCTCACCCGCGACCGCGTGCGCACGTCCTCGATTCCGGGCGGGTCAGCCGACCGCTGGGAGGCAGCCCACTTCATCGCGCGCGCCTTGGCCGCGCCGAGCTGGGCGGCGACGGCCGAGATGTCCCACTCGTTCTTGGTGAGCATCATGACCGCGGCGTGCAGGGCGA